TGGTTTAATTGTAAGTGCATAATTAAAATCAGGAGCAACATTTGCACCAGTACCAATTGCTGGCACAAGTTGATATACATTCAAATTGACATACGCAGGAACTACATTTTTCGGAGTATACCCTAAAGACTTTGCAATATCATAGATGTTACCTCGCTCAGAAGCTTGTTCTAACATTGATTCTTTTAAATTGTTATCACTGTAAAATGACAACACATCGCCTACATATGAAGCTAATTCAATAAACAACATACCTGGCGATGATTCATTGAAATCAGTGTAAGTATCTGGAAAGTACTGTTTGGTAAAGTCAATCAAATTCTTGCGAAATTGACCAAAATCTTTTCCTATATATGTTACATCTTTTTTAGTTTCCATTTAATACCTTATTCTACTGTTACATTAGATTGACTTGCTAATACCGTAATTGTATTAACTGCAAAATTATCAACTGCATATGTTATACTTATTTTTACATCATGATTCATGTTTGGATCATCTTCATTTGTTGTTATATCAATTGAATCAATATTGATATACGGTAACCAATAACTAATTGGAACACTAATTAAATCTTGTATTTCAGGTTTTAAATCTACTAAATTAGGTTCAAAAATTATATTTAATAAATTAGTTCCATATGATGGTTGCAAGTATCGTTCACCAATTCTTGTTAGCAACAATGTTTTTAAATTTTCATGAGTCTGCTTATTCGTAGTATATATTGGCGAAAACAATGCAGTTCTCGTAACACCGAATGATACTCCTAAACCAATTTCATTCTTTTGTGTTGTATCATTAGCAGATTCAATTTGATATGCCATTATCGACCTTTCTTAGCATCAATTGCTTTCATCAATGCTGAATAATCTCTAGTAAGAGCTTGCTGTACTTCTGGTGCAACATCATATGTTTTACCGGTTTCTGGATCTTCCATTATTTGCGGAGCAGCAGGTGCTAGTCCCATTGCCTCTTTCATGTTTTGACGCATTGCTCCAAATCCTTGAGCATTTTTCGATGTCATTCGAATTTCTTCCATGCCCTCGTTCATTACTTCTTTAAAACTATTCATAGCCAAAGGTTGTGATTCCGTTAATGGATCAGTATCATTTAGAACTGAAGCCCATTTATTATCTTCAAATAATGGTTTACGTTTTACAGATTTAGTTGGCGGAGTGCGAAGCTTCGATGTTCCTACACCTATAGGTCGTTTCATTTCAGTAAGTGTTGATTGTAATCCTTCTCGAAGAATCTCAGTTAATTCTTCTTTTATAACCTCACGTACGGCTACTTTAAGTGCTTTTATAAGTGTTTTTGAATCCATGTTATTAATTTATATATAAATATCGTAATTAATGATTTACATCAGATTACCAGTTAGTACTAGATAATTTAGGACCATAAACTGTTTGGCTATCTAAATCAATATAATAATCTCCTAGTTTTCCTAGATCGTTTGCCGGTATCCCATAATCTTGATATACTTTACTAGGAGCTTCTAACAATGATGTTAATAAATCTTGTTGTTGACTTAATAATAGTTCTATAGTATCAGCCCGATCATCTAAATCTGATTGTGACACATTTTTCTCAGTATAAAATTCAGTTGCAACTAAATCATTAGTAGTATCCGTAGTATTAGTAATGTTATTAATGCCATTATCAATTACATCAATTGGCAATTCTAAATTATCTATATTACCATTACATATTCCTGATACTTTAGTAATTGCCCCTATTAATGGCGGTACTATAGTTTGCAATTTAGATGTCAATGAAGCCGGTATTGCAGAAAACTGTTTTAATGATTCAATTGCGTTGACAATCGTAGCATCTTGTATTGCTGTTAATTGTTGGGCAATAAATAACGGAGCAGTAACAGGGTTTGCAAGTTGTGCAATTGATATTGACGATTTAATTCCAATTGCAGTGGTAACAAGTTGTTTTAATGTATTAGCTGTTTGCTGAATTTTAGGAATATTAGCTTGTACGGTAGTAAGTTGAGTCTGTATATCAGTTAATTGCTTTTTTATTTGTGCGATTCTAGGATCATCACATTTTATATTAATTGGTAATTTAACGGAATCCGTAACAATTTTAGTAACCGACGATAATAATTTATCAGTTTGCGTGTTAATTTGTTTTATAGTAAATGAAACTGCCTTACCTGGTAGTTTTGGTATTTGATCTAATGGTGGGACTATAGCACTCATAATAGTATTGTATTTTTTGGTATTGTATTTTTTGTTATAAAATATTTAGAATTTTGTAATTCTTGTAATTCGATACTTGCCGATGCGATAGCTGATGTATCTAAAAAGCCTCCTATCATTGTTCCGCATTGAATTGTCGATTTTAATTGATCTAATATTTTTTGTAATATTGATTCTAAAACTTTGCCATGTACTAGATTTTCGGTGGCATCTTCGCCGCCGATATAAACCTGACCTGGCGTATTTAACACAATAGCTACTTCAGAATCAATCACAGCAATATCTTTTTTTGCTTGTAATGTTACACGATCAGCTACGCCAATAAATTGAGAACCAACATAATTATATCCATGTATAGTTAAATCTTTACTTAACGTTAAATTGTCTATAACTTGGGTGCTTGTTAAATATAATGACGCAGCATCTGCCGCAATATCTTCAACGACAAACTGTTTGCTAGGTTTAGTATTTCTGCCATTTGATAGCACAATGATCGGATCGCCATAGATAGAACCATTCCATGTTCCTGGTACTGCATATTTACCTTTAGTATAATCTACAGTACTACCGAAACGAATACTATTTCCAAATCGACCTTCAAGGATATAATCTCCTTCATATGGTTGCACTGGCGAAATTGATTTTCTTGTAAATGTGTAACCAGGCTTAGTAGAATCTATTTGATCTTGGGATGTAACTTCTGATACACCCGGCAACATGTTTTCATTGATTGAAGAATGTAAATCAACTGATGTGATATAATACCATTGTTCACCTCCCCGGTTGATTGCGGAAGATTGTTGATTAAGTGTTTTATAAATTAGAACCAATTCTCCAACTAATGGTATTTGTTTAAAATTAATATTAGAAGGCTTAACAATGAAGGGTTGATTATTGTAATATGTACTACATGATCTTACACGCAATGCAAATAATTCATTTATTGTAGTGTCGGAGCCGGACGCAATGTACTGGTACGTGTTATCATATGCTAAAACTTCCGCGACATCAAATTCTAAATTAGACATTTACATCCTTTGCAATTTTGCTTTTAGCAGTTTCAATTTTTGATTGTAAGACCGAGTCTTCTTGTGTAATTGCTTCTAACTCATCTTCTAATTCAGTAGACATAGTTTTCTCAGCAATTTTCATTAGCTGTTGCTTTTCCTCATCACTTAGTAGACCGTCAACTCCATCAATGGTTTGCTTGGTAGAAATAAATCTTTGAACGATAGCTGTTAGTTTAACTAGATGATCATCATTTTTAACAGCAACATCAAGGTATTCTTTAATTAGTGGAACAATCACTGTAGCATCAGATGCATTGCGAATTAACGGTTGCAACTGTGCTATTAATTGATTTATTTGTCTATCTTTTTTTTTAGAATTGTGATAGACATCGGACATTAAATCTGCAAAACTTGTTCCTTTGAATAGTTCATCATTTTTATCCATAACGTAAAATCCTTTAATATAAATATCAAAAAGGCAGATTTACATAGTCTGTTTGTTCGTATTCATGAAACTTATCAATATAAAGTTGTTTTAATATTTTAATTACGCGAGTAATATTGTTTGTTTCTAAACCTGTACGCTCTCGTATAAAAATATACAATGCCTTTTTGTTGAAGTCTTCAATGTTTTCTCGGGATTCAAAAATATGCAAAATTGAGTCGGCTACATGAATATCGACTGAACTAGAAAACATGTAATTCAAATTATCATAACAGTGTTCAATATATGCATCCATGAAATATTTAAGGGTTTCACGCATTTCATCATTGTGAATTTCAGTAATGATATTGCGTTGGTCATCAATATTGATTTCCATTGTATTTGCCTTTAACTTTTTGTAGGCTTTATCATTTTCAGCAATCAAATAATTGAATGAAGTTCTAGTATAATATGAATACGCTTTTCCTGCTGATGCATTAAATTTATTCAGCCTCTCAGTTAAATAGGTAACTAGATCGGTTTGCAAATCAACAAACGAAGAATCAATATAAGTAGGTTTTACTTTGTTAATTAAGTTTTCTGCTAACTTCATGAATGCTGGATAAATAAATCTGCGATAAATTCGTTCTCGCAAAACTGGTCTATCTTCAATTTTATTGTAAGCAGAAATTGCTATATCTGTTATGCGTGTAAAGTAATTATTACTTTTTTTCTTGCGCTTCGCCATCGAATATATCTTTAAGTTCTGTGATTGTTTCTTTTAATAAAGCAAAGGTAGTACCGGCTTCGTCTTCTGCTTCAAATGCACCTAATCGGTCAATGTTTTGCATGTTTTCATACGATGCATCAATTTTAGAATACATATATACATTAGTAGTTTCTAAGTCTTCAATATATTCCTGCGCATCTGCTAATAGTCCAGCTAAATAATAAGCTCGGTAACCACAATATAATGTAGCTCCGAATAGTAATACACAAAAGATTGCTAAAAATATCATATCAATTAATCATTAAATGCACTAAAGATACCTGAGATATCTGTTAAGGCTTGTTCAACATCTGGATTTGATTCTGCTAAGTTTTTCAATCCGTTACTTTTTGTGGCTTTTGATTTTTCAACAACTGGAGTTGGAGTTCCATTTTTAAATTGTCTCCATCTTTCATATTCGATTGTCGATGCCATATGATCTGCATGATGCAAAATAATTGGAAGATTGGTCTTTAATTTAGCTTGAGGTGCA